CTCGCCGAGGCGCTGGTCGAGACCGCCGGCGGAACGCTCCCGCTGCTCTGGCAGCACCCAACCGACGACGCCGAGGCCGTGAGGTACTTGATCGTCAACGCCCGTGAACTCACACCCGCACGCACGCTGGCCGGCCAACGAGGCACGGTCACGCTGACACTCGAGGAGGTTCTGCCATGAGCCTGAGCCGCTTACGCCAAGCCGGCCGGAAGATCGAAGCCGCCGAAGGAACCGCCGAGACCCTGGCGGCCGCCGACTACGCGGGCAACATCAAGGGCCGGCCCACCCTGACCCGATCGCCCAACCAGTACGAGCGTGACATCCAGCAGGGTGACCTGAGCCCGCTGGGCACGCTCCCGGGCCACCGTATGGGCACGCTGAGCTTCCCCGAGCAAGAGCTGGTGGGTGGAGCCGCCGGCACGGCCGCCCCGTGGCACACCGACCTGAGGGCCATGGGCTTCTCCTCGGCCGCGTTGAAGATGATCGAGATCAGCTCGATCGCCGACTCGGCCTTCGAGCGGGGCCAGGTGGTGGGCAACAACGCCAGCCAAGGCTCCGCGACAGCGACCGGTCTGGTGGTCGACTTCGTGGGCGCCTCGGGCTCTGGGTCGGTCATCGGCCCTATCGGGCAGGATGGCAAGCTGGTGTACCTGCCCATGACCGGCACGTTCAGCGACGATGACACCCTGTACAACTACGAGGACACCCAGGGCACGGCCGACATCGACACCACCCCCGTGGACGCTGGCTTCCGATTCCAGCCCTTCAGCGAGAACGCCACGGGCACCCCGCCCTCGGTCACGGCGGGCCTGCGGTACGTCGAGGGCAGCCAGTGGTACGAGGAGCGCCTGGTGGGCGCCCGGGCCCAGGGCTCGCTGAGCCTGCGCGTGGGCGAGCCTGCGCTGCTCCAGGTCGAGTACATGGGCGCCCCCATCATGACCCAGACCGATGGCGTCTACGAGCCCAGCCAGGTCTCGGCGCTCACGGGCATCCCGACCTACCCGACCCCGCCCAAGGTGGCCAAGGGCATGCCCCTGCGCCTCGAGGTCGAGGGCGAGACCGACTACACGCCAATCCTGACCGAGGCGACCATCGACTTCGGCATCACGCTGACCCCGCGGCCGACGATCACCAACGCGGGCATCGGCGACACCGGGTACATGGCGACCCGCATCACCGAACGCAACATCGTCATCTCGATCGACCCCGAGAAGGTGGCGCCCAGCGTCTTCAACTTCGTGGACAAGATCTACCAGGCCAGCTTCTTCGAGTTCTTCACCCGCCTGGGCATGCCGTCGGACGCCAACGGCATGCTGGTGGTGCACGCCCCGCGGTGCCAGCTCCAGGGCGACCTGGGCGAGGACGAGCGCGACGGCATCGACACCTACGGGCTCGAGGCGCGGTGCACCCGCGTCAACGGCGACGACGAGATCCTCATCGACCACATCTTCGTGGCCGCCGACTGAATGACCTGACCGCATGAGACTCGGCCCATAGGGCCAGAAGGAACACGACCGTGAGCGATACCAGAATCCCGACGACCGCCGGCGCCAAGCTCCTGACCCTCGAGCGAGAGGGCAAGCCGGCGCTGAAGGTCAGGCCGGCCACGCGGAGCCAGATGGCCCGGATCCACGAGGCGGCGCCCATCCGCATTGCGGCCGGCGCCGACGACAAGGTCACGGCGACCGTGGGCGAGCAGCTCCGCTTCCAGGGCAAGCTGGTCCGGTGGGGCATTGTCGAATGGGGCACGGATGCGAACCCCGAGCGGGATCCGGTCCTCGGTGACATCGCCCCGGAGAGCGTGTACGACGACCTGACCGACGACGAGGTTGCCCGGGTCGCCGAGTACGTCCAGACCGGCACGCTCACCGAGGCCCAATCGGGAAACTGAGGGAGGCCGCGTTATGGTGGCACGCTTGCCAGGTCGAGAAGCAACAGGACCTCGACCCCGAGTACGACCCGCTGAAGGACGAGAGCCGCTACGAGTGGCTCGAGGACGGCACGCCGGTCGAACTGCCGCGGGCGAGCGACCTGGACGCGGCCAACCCACCGGCCTGGCTGGGGGCGTGCTCGGAGTTCCTGGTCGCGTGGAACGAGATCGAGGCCCACGGGCTGCTGGGCTGGATGGCCCTGCACGGCGTCGAGCCGCATCCGGCCCTGGCCGAGGCCATGACGACCTTCGGGAGCGAGCTCGAGCGATTGCGTCAGGAGCACATGGCTGAGCAGGTCAAGCGCCAGCGGGAAAAGGCCCGCCGGCGCAAGAAGTAGAGGGATCCACGGATGGCCCGCAAAGAACTCGTCATCGCCATCAAGGCCGTCGATCAGATCAGCGCCCCGATCCGGCGCACCATGACGGCCATCGGCCGCATGGGCCGGCAGGCGATCGACACGACGGGTCGGGTGCTGCGGAGCATGGGCGGGCTGGCGCGAAGCTTGCTGAATGTCCGCACGCTCTTTGCTGGCCTGGCCGCCGCCTTCGCCGCCGCCGCTCTAGTACGTTCGATCTTGCGTGTGGCCGAGGGCCTCGACCGCACCGCCAAGGCCGCCCGGTCGCTGGGCATCGAGGTCGAGGAATACTCAAAGCTGGAGTTCGCGGCCGACCGGTCGGGCATCGCTGTCAACCAGCTCGCCAAGGCCTTCATCACCGTCCAGCGCAATGCGGCCCAGTACGTCCGAGGCGAGGGCGGGGCGGCCGTCCGGGCCTTCGCCGACCTGGGGGCCAACCTGACCGACGCTAACGGCCGCGTGAAGCAAGGCACGGCCCTGCTCGAGGCGATCCTGGACCCCATCAGCAAGATCCAGGACGAGGCCGTCAAGACGTCGAAGCTCTACGACATCTTCGGGAGGACGGGCGCCCAGTTCAAGAACATCGGCGGCGACCTGGTCAACCTGCTCCGGGACGCCGAGCGGTACGGCTCCATCACGCGGAACCAGACCGTGGTCGCTGAGGCCTTCCAGGACTCGCTGACCAACCTGGGACGGGCGTGGACCTTCCTTCGTGCGTCCGTTCTCGAGGCGATCGGCCCGGCCCTCACCAATGCCATCAACACCGCCGCCGAGAAGATGGCGGACTTCGGCCGGCTGGTGGGGGGCGTGTTTCAGGCCTTTGTTGCGACCGCCAACGATCCAGAGACGCGGCAGGCAATCGGGAACGCCGTCAGTAGCCTGCTGTTCGACGTTTCCGAAATCGTCCAGGTCGGAATCGTCGCGCTGGTTCGCTCCACCGGCGTGCTGCTCCAGAACTCCATCGAGCCCCTGCTCATCCTGATTCGGAACACGCTGGGGCCCAGCCTGGGCAACGTCATCATCGAAACCGTGGGCGAGGCCCTGGCCAAGGTGTACGACTGGATGGGGCGAGCTCCCGGGGCGCCGGCGCTCAGCCGATTCTTCAACGACCTCGCGCAGCAGACCCGAGACGGCATCGCCTACCTCAAGGAAGAGATGGGTTCGGGGGGGGAGCTGCGTCAGGCGTTTGACGAGAGCCTCACCAACTCGCTCAAGGGCGCCGGCTCGCGCGTCCAGCGCGACATTGCCGACATCCTCAACGAATCGTTCACGGCCATCCACAGGATCGCCAGCCGAGATATCCGCGGCCTCAACGAGATCATCGACCAATTGGTCGGTCGCCTCAGCGCCGTGCAGGCACAGGTCAATAACGACATGCCGACCAAGGGCATCACGTGGTGGGGCCACTTCACGAATGGTGTTCGCGAGGCGGCCGAGGCGGTGGGGACGATGCAAGCCCAGTTCAAGCAACTCGGCTCGGACGTCTACAACGTCGTGGGCAACCAAATCACCACCGGCCTGTCGGATCTCGCCACTGGAGCGGCCAAGGCGAAAGACGCCTTCCGCGACATGGCCAAGGGCATCCTCGACGACATAACTCGCCTGCTGATCCGCATGGCCGTTTTCAACGCCCTTTCCAGTGCGTTTGGCAGCTTTGGGGCCCGTGGTGGTGGCGCCACAACCTCGACATCTGAAACGGTCGGGAGCGGCTTCAGCACTGCCTTTGCCAACAAGGGCGGGTTCATCGCCGCACGAGGGAGCGTTCTCCGCCTCAACGGCGGTGGCGGCGTTCCCGGGCCCAACATCAACCGCGACATGGTTCCAGCCCTTCTGACCCCGGGCGAGTTCGTCGTAAACCGTCGAGGGGTCAAGAACGCTGGTACCGATCGTCTGCACGCCCTGAACCGGGGCGAGGGCGGCGGGGCCTTCTCGTTCACCTTCGCCCCGGTCATCAACATGGGCGGGGGTGGCTCGCCCACCAGTGCCAGGCAGGCCACCGAGGCGATGAAGGCGGTCTTCCTGGACCTCTTCGCGCGTGACCCATCGTTCCGCGATCAGGTGAGGGCACGCCTGACATGAGCGAGCCCGCCGTCAAACTGAGGCAGTTCCTGGGCGGCCAGGATGCCCTGACCGTCACGCCCGGCCAGGACGACCTCGAGCTGCTCATCCCCGGCCAGGAGACGCTGGCCGGGGGCGTATGCCCCCTTCAGCCCAGCCTGATCCAGGCCGTGGACGTCGCCGAGCCCATGGCCACCGGACGCGTGCGCTCGGGCCAGCGTTGGACGCGGGGCACGGGCACCAAGCGGCGGGGCGAGCTCGAGGTCCGCTGGACCACCGACAAGGCCGATCACGACACGCTCAGGGCGTTCTTTCGAGACGAGGTCGGCGAGCACCTCCGGCCGTTCTTCGTGGACATCGACCTCGACGCCAACCTGGTGGGCCTGCGCCCGCTGGCGCCGCCGCAATACACGTGGGAAACCAAGGCGGGGTGGTCCATCACCTGCCGCTGTGAGGAAATGTTCGGATGACCTACCAGTTCACGCCACTGGGCACCAACATCAGCGCGTTCATCACGGCGATCGAGGGCCAGCACCAGGAGATCATGGGCCACCAGCGGGGCACCAGCGAGCCCACGGTGAAGCCCATCGGCTCGCTCTGGCACCGCACGGACTACCCCACGCTGGGTGAGGCGTGGGTGATCTGGGGCGGGTCCGCCTACAGCCTGCTGCTGGACCCCGACCACGCCCAGATCAACGCCGGCGGCACGGTGGCGTTCGGCGCCAACCAGTCGATGGGCAACAACAAGCTCACGAACCTGGCCGCTTCGACCTCAGCCAACGACGCCGTGCGTCAGGCCCAGGTCATGCTGCTGACGGGCGCTCAGGCGATGGCCGGCAATCTCGCCATGGGCAACAACCGAATCACGGGGCTGGGCGCTCCGACCTCGGGAACCGACGCGGCCCGGCTCCAGGACGCGGTGGGCCGGAACTTCTACCGCACGACGGGCGGCGCGCCGGGCTCGGTCATCTACTCGGGCTGGGTGCCAACCACCACCACGCCGTATCAGGTCATCAACGAGACGCCATTCAACCCCGAGTCCTGCGAGATTGTCATCAAGGGCCGGATTGCCGACGCGGACGACGACACGCTCCGGCTCAGCACGCTTGAGCTCGTTTGCCAGATCGCACGATGGAGGCACGAGACCGGAAACGGCGGCACGTTCGTCGTTCCCGCGGGGTGGTACAAGACCACCGCGGGCTGGCTCCAGCTCCTGGGCAGCTTCACCAACTCGACCTCGGCCGACTACGACTGGCGGAGCGAGGACCTGGGCGAGGGCGTGCGCCTGTACGTGAAGTTCCACATTTCGGGCACCAAGGGCGTGGAGTTCTGGCTGAGACGCGGCGACGCGGGCGCATACCAGGACATCGATCAGGTCGGCGGCGGCGCGGAGGGCATCGCCCAGATCTTCATCGATTACAACGAGTTCAGCGCGTAATGGCAAGGCCGCTCACCAACCCGCTGCACATCGCCCGGCTGGCGCTTCGCGACGAGAGCGCCTGGCTGTTCTTCGTGGAGATCCCAACCCTGGGCGGGGGGTTTTACCGCCTGGTCCGCAACAGCGAGCACGTGGACGGCAACGGCGTCCGCTGGCAAGCGGCCAGCATCGACGTGCAGCTCCCGGGCGAGGACGACTCGGGCACCCTAGGCGAGATGATCCTGAGCATACCCAACGTCTCGCAGGTGCCCACGGCCCTGGTCGAGGTCGACGGCGAGCTGCTGGGCCAGACCGTGACGTGCTGGGTGCAGACCACCAGCAGCCTGGACACCTTTGACGACGCCGCGAGCTGGCAGCACGTCATCCGGTCAATCGACGCCGACGAGCAAACCCTGCAATGCCGCGGCGGCCACCCGGCCGTCGATCAGCCCGTGCCCAGCCAGCTCATCACGCGGCAGAGGTTCCCGGGCTTGCGCTCGGTGGGCGCCCTGGCATGATGGACGTGCTGACGAGCCTGGACCACTACCGATCGATTCCCTGGGTGCAGGGCGGCCGCGACCTGAAGCGCGACAAGGGCCTGGACTGCTGGGGGCTGGCGCGGATGGTCTGTCACCAGCTCACGGGCGTGGAGTTGCCGGCCGACGACTCGGAGGCCATGGCCCGCATGGGCGAGCTGTGCCAGGTGCTCGACGACACCAGGAGCATCCGAGCGGGCGACCTGGTGACCATGCAACGGGGCCTGCACGTGGGCGTGTGCATCGGCGAGCACGTGCTGCACAGCTCGAAGACATCGGGCGTGCAGCTCGTAAGCGTGGCCGTGGTGCACCGCCAGAAGATCGCCCACAGGGTGCTGAGGCCCAGGAGGCAGGCATGAGCAAGCTCAAGACCGTCACGCTCCACCTGTACGACGACGCTCTGGCCCGGACCAACCAGCGGACCGAGCGGGTCCAGTTCTACGAGGTCACGGACCTGCGCCACGAGGTCATCGAGGCAATCAAGCGGCGCGTGCCGGCTGGCCCAGCGGGCATCGGGGTCATCATCGACGGCAAGGCCGTGCCGCTGCTGTCGGACTGGAAGGTGGCCGATGGAGGGGTTATCCATGCGGCCCCCATGCCGGGCGGGCTCAGCCTTGGGGCGATCGCAATCAACCTGGCCATCGCCGCGGCCGCCAGCGCCGCCAGCTACGCCCTGACGCGCCAGCAGCTCAAGAAGGTCACCAGCACCGACGACCAGGAGAGCCGGCGCTACGGCTTCAACCGCCTGAGCTTCGATGCCCGGGTGGGCGACCCGATCCCGGTGGTGTTCGGCGAGCGGACCTTCGGGCCTAAGGTCGTGTCGGTGGTGCCCGACGACAGCGTGGCGGGCGACAGCAAGCTCCGCATGCTGCTGCTGGTCGGTTGGGGAACCATCCAGGCCATCGGCAACCAGGTGGCCGACTTCGACAACGTGGACAGCAGCGCCCTGGCCGGGATCTACCTGAACGACCAGCCCATCAGCAACTTCACCGGGGTGCGGGCCTGGGGCCGCATGGGCGCCGACGACCAGGCCGCCATTCCGGGCTTCGACAACCCCAGCGCCCTGAGAGACGTGGGGGTGGGTGGCGTCACCCTCGAGCCCAGCACGGCGTTCCAGGTGACCACGAGCGGGCCCGTACAGGCTCTTGTGCCCCGCATCCGCTTCCCCCTGGGCCTCTACGAGCTGAACGGCTCCCAGATCGATCCCAGGAACGTGCAGTACCGTGTCCGCTGGCGCGAGACTGCCGGGCCGGGTGACTGGTCTGATTGGATCACGCGCACGGTGGAGCGGGCCGAGCAGAGCGAGTTCACCAGCGCCGGGCGCCTGGACTTCCTGGTGGAGACGCCGACCCAGCTCGACATCGAGGTTGAGCGGATCACCGCCGAGGTCGATCCGGCCCAGGGCGCCGACCAGATGGTCTGGGACAGCCTGGTGGAACAAACCTACGACAGCCAGCGGTACGCCGGCCTGGCCATGCTGGCCCTCGAGCTGACGGCGGGCGAAGAGATTGCAGGCGTTCCACGTGTCTCCGCGGACATCAACGGCCTGCGTTGCCGGGTGTGGGATGGGGTCAGCGACCCCACCGACCCCACGTTCATCACAGCCGCAACGGACAACCCGGCCTGGCACGCCCTGGAGCTGCTGACCAACACGACCTGGGGCCTGGGCGCCACCTACGGCGACTCGCGCATCGACATGCCCAGCCTGTTCGCCTGGGCTCAGTATTGCGATGAGGTCGTCGACAGGCCAGGCGGGGGCACACGCCAGCGGTTCCGCCACCACTTCGCCCTGGACCGCCAGCAGAACGGCTGGGACTGGCTCCGGCAGATCTGCCGGGCCGGGCGCTGCTCGCCGGCGACGGCCGGCGGCGTGGTGCGGTTCATCGTCGACAAGCCCCAGACCGTGGCGATCGAGACCTTTGGCGATGGCTCAATCGCCGTCGATGAGAACGGCGTGGCCCAGTGGTCATACCAGCGCGAGGATGCCACTGGCGGGCGCAATCGACCCAATCGCACCGTGGTGCAGTTCGAGAACGCCAACGCGGGGGGCCTGCCGGACGCCGTGGGTTTGCCTGAATACGGGGAGCTGTGGCTGGAGACCGAGCCCGTCCGCGAGAACCAGGTGAGGCTCGACGGCGTGACCGACCCCGACCAGGCCGCCGCCGAGGCCGCCTACATCATGGACCGCACCCGCTTCCTGACCCGAAGCGTGCGTTTCGTCACCATCCGGCCCATGGTCATGCTCCAGCCCGGGGAGCGGTTCGACCTGTCGTTTGACCTGACGGGTTGGGGCAAGTCGGGCCGCCTGGCCGGCGACGCCGTGGGCAACCGCATCAAGCTCGACCGCACCGTGGAGCTGGTGAGCGGCCGGCAGTACGTCGTGCAGGTGCACCACCTGGACAACGGCATCGAGGTCCGCCAGGTCGTGAGCCCTCCCGGCGTCTACGCCAGGGGGCAGGAAATCCAGCTCGCCAGCGCGTTCTCGACGCCGGCGCTGGCCGACGAGGAATACCAGCTCGGCGAGAGCGGCATCCAGGTGAAGCCCTTCACGTGCACCGAGGTCCGGCCCGTGGAGCTCGATGGCGCCCTGGCATGGGAAGTCGCCGGCCTGGAGTACGACGAGGACGTCTACAACGAGGTCGTCGGCGACGTCACGTTCCCGCCCTACTCGAGCCTCGACGACAAGCTGCGCACGCCCGGGCCCGTGCTCGACCTGGTGGCCTTCGAGAAGGTCATCAACGACATCAGCGTCATCGAGCTGGCGTGGCGTCAGAAGGCCGAGGATCAGCTCATCACGGCCAGCTTCCGGATCTACCGCAGGCGCGTGGGCACGACCACGTGGGTGCTGGTGCCAGATCCCAAGGTAAGCCGGCGCGGCTCGATCATCGAAATCGACGACCGCGACATCGGCTACGACTTCGCCGTGGTGGCCGTGAGCTACCTGGGCCGATTCCTGAGCCCATACGACCCCAGCGTGCCCAAGACGGGCATCGCCTTCGGCCTGGGCGAACTGCCGCCCCCTCCCCCGGCCACCGTCACGGCCACGCAGGAGGCCGGATCGACGTACTCGCTGACTTGGGACGCGGTGACCGGCGCCGTGGGCTACCAGGTGCTGTATGGCGGGCCAAATGCGGGCACCGCCCTGCCCAACGACGGGGCCGAGGACTGCTACGTGCTGGCCAGGACCGTCGATCCTGAGCTGACCGGCCTGGTCGTTGCCCCCGACATCGACCACCGATGGTGGGTCCGCAGCGTGGGCCCCAGCGGCCGACTGTCGTGGACGGCCACCGATGAGACGCTGAACCACTCCAACCTGCCGGCCGGCAAATCCGTGCGCGACACCTACGACCCAGACCTGTCCACCGATGGAACGCTGACCAACCTGACCTGGAACGCCACGACCTCACGCCTCGAGCTGACCGACCCAGACGAGCCCGGTGTGTGGGAGAGCCCAGAGGTCGTCGTGGGCTCGGCCGAGCTGACGACGTTCATGCACCGCATCCTGACGGGCAACGACACCGACGACCCAACGCTGGCCGACTATCCCGAGAAGATCCCCAGCATCGAGGCCGACCAGTGGGGCGTCGTAGACAACGACCCCGACCGTGTGGTGGGCATGCTGATGCCGCCCTTCCCGGACGCACGCATCGGCTACAAGGTCGAGATTCGCACGGCCGCCAACGCCAGCTTCGGGTCGTGGACCGAGTGGCCGCCCTTCACGAGCTATGACGCCACCATTGGCAAGTTCCAGATCCGCATTACCCTCGAGCGACAGAGCGCACCCTACAGGCCAGCTCTCGCCGCGTTCCACGCCACCCTCGTGAGCTAGGAGAAGCCATGGCCGACCCGCGTGAAGTCACCGCGTCCGAAGTACTGACGCGGATCCTCGCCCGCCTCGAGCGGCAAGGCATCGACCGCAAGCTCGTGCAGCTCGTGGTACAGGCCTTCGATCAGGCAGGCTTTGAGATGCGAGAGAAGGGCGGACGTGATCCGGTGCCGATCGGTGAGCAGGTCACCCTCACGCGTCGTCAGATCGGCGACAGCGACGACTGGCTGCTCGAGGCCGACATCGGCGGTGGCAGCCGCGTGGTGTGCGTCGAGAGTCTGGTGCAAGGCCACGCCAGCCGGTCGGCCTGGACGGCCGTGCCGGCGGCCCCAGCCTGACTCCCTGGGGTACGGGGGGCGGTAGGTACTACCGGACCCCCACCCCCTGGTATCAGGTCGCGAGGCGACGTGCGCACAAATGCTGGGGTGGCCCGATTTATGGATTCGCGTTTCGCGTTTTTGACCCCATGACTCAAAGGGCAAAAATGCCAGTTTTCCCGAGGAAAACCGGCTTTTTATACTCTGATGGAAACGCGAAACGCGAATCAGGCCGTTTCGCCATCGGCCATTTTGAGAATGGCACTCTCAACAGCAGCTAGGCTGTATCTGTAAGTCTTGCCAATCTTGACGCAGGGGATTTCACCGGACTTGGTTTTCTGTTGAAGCCATTTGAAACTGCCTGGGCCCCTGCTTCCGAGAGCTTCTAGAACTTCTAGACCGTTCATCAGCTTTGGCGGCTTCTGGTCTCCGCCCTCGCCAGCCAGTTCCAGGATGGCTCGCGCGACATCGACCGCGACGTCCGGCTCGAGATCTACCACCTGGACGTCGCGGATGCCATGTCGTTCGTTGTAGATCGCGTAATAGACGTGGCCATCATCCTGCCATCGTTTCACTTCGACTTCGCCAGAAATACAGGCTTCGTCATCTTCGACTTCAGTATGCGGCCTACGGCTATACCTGAAGGCCATGGAGTCGTACGTTTTCTCGGAGTCCGGCTCACTCATGATGCAACCATCCCCTTGGCCACAACCTCTTCGATCGCAGTTTGAACTACGGTCGACACGCATTCGCGGGCCACGAAGTTGGCGAACTCTCCCACGAGCTCTCTCTGCTGCTCGGGGTGGTCCTCGAACCTGGCTTCAAGCTCAAGTTTCTTGGCCCTGATCCTCTCGGCAGCCTCGGACGCGTTTCGATCTCGAATGGTGCTCATCCCGCAACCCTCCCCTTCGCCAATACCTCATGGTAGAGCAGATCCGTCCCCCGGATCGGCTGGCCCTTCTGGATCATGTCTTCTCCGGGCCGACGAGCCTCAGACCGAAGCCCTTCTCGCCCGCTGTCGTACGGTGCAGCTTCTGAACCGCGGCGTTCACCGCGTCGATCCACGAGGGGCGGGTGGCGGAAACTCGTTTGCCGGCGTGGGTGACCTTCACCTTGTAGCCACGGCCGTCCGCGCGGTTCACGCGGGTGCAGGACCAGTGGTGCAGGCCGTCCAGCATCGCCAGCGCCGAGCCAGCGTCCATCGCCTGGAAGGCGTCGTAGTTGGAGCCGCCGCTTGGATTGGCCATCAGGCACCCGCCTTCGGTTCGGTCCGCCGCTGAAAGCTGCGGATGGTCTCGGCCGCTCGATCGAAGTCGTCGTTGCCGATCACGATGTCGGCGTCCTCGAGGCCGTCCATGCGGACGACCAGCGTCACCTTCGGCTTCGCCGACTCGCGAAAGAGGCCCTCGATGCAGGTCAGGTGGTGGGCCAAGTTGTCGCGCAGCCCCTCGAGCCCGGGTGGAACGGGTAGAACCTTGGGCATCAGGCACCCCCCGCCCGTTGGCGAGCCTTGCGGGCCGCGATGCGATCGCGGTAGGCCTGCTGGCTCAGGTCGTACCGCACTTCGGCGTCGGTCGGGCCGATCCCGTCCGGCAGGGGTTCGAGTTTCCCATCGCTAGCGACCTCCCGAAGGTCACGGCGCAAGCCGTTCAATCTGCGCAGTTCCATCTCCGTGAACATGGCTCAGGCACCCCCTTCGCTATCGCCAGAAACGACAACCGTCACCGGCTTGCCAGCTTGCTCGAACGCCTTCAGCAGCCGGAGCTGGGCCTCGGTGGCTTCCTCGTCGGTAAGCCTCAGCAGGTCTGGATCGAACCCGAGGGCCTGGGCGCGAGCAACCTGGGCGGCGTACGTGGCGATCTTCATCAGGCCATACTTGGCCAGGTCGTCATCTGGGCTGATGCGCAGGTTGAACATCTGTTCTTCGATGACGCTCTCAACCAAGGGGTGCTTGAGGGCCTTTTCTGCCTCATTGGCGTGCTGGGTCTTCCAATCCATCGTGCTGGTTCCTTCCTGATTGCGCGACAGCTCACCGACCCCATGGATGGGGGGCGGCTGCCCACGCGAGTGCTGTCTGAATGACTGGGGAAACCGCGCGCGTCGGAATCTGCGCGCACGGGCCGAAGCCGGCGGTTTCGCTCGGCGATTCCAGGGGCGGTTCAAGTCCCTCCGGGCCTACTTCTACTGACACATCCCAACCACGGGCGGCCGTAAGGGGCCCTCGGTGGCCACAAGAGGGCGGTTCGGTCGGTTTCTGGTGTGGTCGCCTGTGGTTGTCTGTGGTCGCCTGCTGCGTAGGAATCTGCGCGCTCGGCAATCCGGTGGCCTTGCGGAAGTTCTCATCGCGGGGCTTGAGGTAGTGCAGCGAGGCCACCAGCGGGCTGTGGCCAACCCACGACGATGCGTCCTTCTCTGGGTACTCGCTATGCCAGTCGATCGCGCAGCTCGCCCGGAGGTTCTGCATCAGGCGGGGCCAGGGCTTGAGCCCGGCACGAACAACCATCTTGGCCATCGGCGGGCCAAGATTGGTCTGCGAAGTCATGTCGGGGAAGATCTGGTCATCGCCCGGCTCGGCTAACTCGTACAGATCCTCGAGCAGCTCGGCCAGCCTGGGCGTGATCGGCACGAGTCGGATCTGGCCGGTCTCGTGGTTGCGCGTCTTCGCGGGCCGGACCGTCAGGCGGCGGTTCACGAGGTCGACGTCGGCCCAGGTCAGCGCGTGGAGCTCGGATGGGCATCGGAGGGCCGCGTAGCGGCACAGACCGATCCTGGCCCGCCACGACGCATCGGGGCATTGGTCGATGACGCGCTCGATGTGCTCGACAGGGATGTACTCGGTCCGTTCTGGGTTCCGTTGCGTCCCGGGCCGGATGCTGGCGAATGGGCTGGCGTCGAGCAGCCCCCACTCCACAGCCTGCTGGAAAATCCGCTTGGCGACCTTGGTGCGCTTCGATTGCGTCGCCCTGGCGTAGCCACCGTCAGCCAGAGACCGACACCATAGCGCCGCGTCCTCTGGCGTCAGGACCGCGATCTCGGCGTCGGCGCCAAAGAACTCGACCAGGTTCCTGGTGGTCTGCCGGTAGGCGTCCAGGGTGACCTCGCTCACGTTCGCGGCGTCCACGAATCGCTCGACCAGCTCCCCCACCGTCGCCAGAGACTCCGGCTCCCGGGGCTCCACCAGTCCGGCCGCGGCGATCCGACCATGCATCTTGCCGCCCAATTGGGACAGCCAGACCGTCGTGCTTCGGTGCGGTGGCGTGCCGGTCGTGGCGGCGGTGCAGAGGTGGTCGACGTGCCCGAAGATCGTGCGCGCGGTGGCCTCGTCCATCTTGCCCAGGTGCACAGTCTGCCGGCCTCGGTCGTCAAAGAACAGGATGCGCCACGCGCCGGTCTTCTTGGCTTGGGTCAGGCTGGCCATGGGATCACCTTTCCCCGACTTCGCCGCTGCCTTGCGGTTCCATCGGGCATCCTTTGGCGATCCATGCCTTGAGTGCGTCTGGAGAGTACCGTCTCAGCCTTCCCAGCTTGACCGATGGCACCAGATTCTGGCTGGTCCACTTCTCAAGCTGGCTGGCGCTGATCTTGAGGGCCTCGGCGGCCTCCCACGGCTCCAGCAGCAATTCTTCACCATGGTATTCGCGTTCCTGCTCCTGCTGCTGGATCACGACGATCCCTCCTTGCTCAGAATGCCCTTGACGACCTCGACCAGGTGATCGCCGCCGAACGGGCCCGGGTGGGCGCCATCGCGGCACTTCTCGAGGAACTCGCGATTGACCGGGTACCAGTCGACTCGCGCGAGGTCCTCGGCGTCATAGCGGACGTCGCAGATGTTCAGCCGGATCAATTCGTCGAGCATCTTGCCGGCGTCGACCATGCCGCACGACAGAAGCCCGCACAGACGCTGCTTGGTCACACCGCCCCAACCCACAGCCTCGGCGGCGGCGCGGCAGAGGCGGTCGTGCCGGCGCTCGGCGGCCTGGGCTTGCTCGGCTTCGAGCCATGCGGGCTGGTTCATGACGCGGCCTCCCGCTGGAGACGCTTCATCAGCTCGTAGAGCTTCGGGCATGAGCCGGTGGGCAGCTCGGCCAGGTACAGGTCGGTCATCTCCTGCCAGTGGTCGACGTAGGCGGCCCAGACCGGCCCGTGCTGGCGCATGGCGTCGAGGCTCTCGCGGGCATTGGGTACGGCCTCGAGGAAGCGGTGGCAGCGGCCGAAGTCGCTGGGATCCCATGGGAAGCGTGTCTCGTCGCAAACCTTCGGTCTGCCGCACAGCACGTGGGCCATGAACTTGCTCGACAGCCCCGTGTCGTCGCTGGCGAGCCACTCCATCAGGCCCATGCCGGCCGTGGCCTTCACGCTCTCGCGCTCGCACTCGGCCTTGATGGCGTCGGCGGCCTTGATGACGGCGTTGATGCACCGCGGTTCCAGTTCCTCGATGCCCTGGTCGGCAAGGTGCTGGAAGATGGCGCCGCAGAGTTCGGTTTGGTTGATGATGTGTTCAGGCATGGGCGCCCTCCACCCGCTCGAACTCGACCACCCACACCCACGGGTTGCTCTCCCACGGGGCACGTTTGGCGTTGATGGAGTCCCAGAGGCGAGCGAAGGCGTCGCGTGGGTCTTCCACCCATCCCGGCGCGTAGTAGGTCTTGCCGATCTGGTGTGCGTTGGCGTGCTTGAGTCCCTCTGCTCGGGAATCATCCCTACTGATCTCCTGCACCCGCTCCACGCGCACGTCGGTGACGCGGAGGGTCAGGCGGCAAGCCCACCTCGGCATGTGGATGGACGGCTTCCACTGTGGCTTGCCCATGCGATCCCTGATTCGGCCGTGCCCACCATCGGCCCGGTAGTCAACGACAAGTCGTTCGCCGTTCTCGCCACGCCGAATGGCCACACCAGCGTCATAAGAACCGAAGTCGGGGTGCGGAGGGGTTTCGGGCTCGTCCGCAAAACGCGCCGCCGGATCGTCCAGAATCCGATGCGCCTCACGCACCCACAGCAGGTCTCCGGGCTGGCCGTAGGGGCAACGCACGCCCCATTCGCCGTCCAGTCCGTAGATCCCGTAGATCTCGTCGCCAGCTTCCTCGAAACCCTTGCGGATGACGGTCGGCTGGTACATCTCTGGACCGCCGAAGGGGTACTCCCACGGCTGCGGCTTCACCACCCGTCGCGTCTGGGTCTTGCGCCCCGCCAGGATCGCACGCACCATCTCGGCGCTGAACAAGATCGGTCGCTCTTTCACTGGCCACCCCCGGGGATCTGGCGGACGCGGAGGTCCTGGGGCCATTCGGCCGGGTCGCCGCCCTTGGGGTCGCCCAAGCCCCACGCGATCGCGTTGCGCGGGCGCTCGTCAAAGCGTTCTGGGTGGAGCTCGGATCGGAGTACTGGACGGTGCCAGGTGGCCGTGGATCCATCTTCGGACTTCAGCAGGAATCGATCGATGGCACCATGCCAGCCATCGAAGTCGTGCGGGCCTTGGATCCAATATCCGAGCTGCTTCACGAAGCAGGGCACCTTCGCCTCGCGGCACTGCTCGACCACGCCGCGGATCCACGCCAGATCGCACGGCCGGGCGCCGCGGCCGCTCTCGCCGCCGACGATGACCCAGTCGATGCCGGCCTGGGGGTGGCCAGGGCAGCCGGTCTTGGGGTGGAAGTCGGGGCACTTGTCGCGGCCGACGCAGGGGATGACTTCAACGCCTTCGATCTGAAGCTGCCTGAGGTCAGCCTCGGCCTCTGCCGGCGTCATCGGCGTGCCGTCGTCGTGCTGCAAGCAGTCGAATTGGCGGTTGCGCAGCAGGCCGTTTATACACGCCCCGATATGACGCCTCTGCGACTTGCGAAGCATGCCGTTGAGGTTCAGCTTGCCAATCAGCGGCTCGCAGCTCAGGAAGCGGACGGCCAGGCGGCACTTACGCAGCTCATCGACGCGATTGATCACGGCGTCGCTCTCGACGCTCGTGCCGCCCCAGACGTTGGGCAGGGGCCAAACCCGCGTCACGACCTCGTATTCGCCCGTCGAGTCTTGGACGCACTTGAGATGGGTGCCATCGATGTCGATGTCCGCAGCGCCCGGGAGTCTGTCCAAGGCGCGGTCAAAGTCGGGGTGTGCCTCGAAATACTCCCGCATCCGCCCAGGCCGCTTGGTCAGCAGCAGGAAGTCGATGTCGGTGCGCAGCGCCATGACGGCGAAGAGGCGGTCGAGCATGTCGAAGGGGATCGGGGCGAAGGGCACGCCGGCGGCCTTGGCGGCCCGCTCGTCGGCCTCGTCGCCGTAGAACAGGTCCATCATGTCGCCCAGGAACACCGCCGGACGCTCCCGGCCGTTATTGAACGGGCCCCGCGGCCGCATGGTCAGCAGCTTGCGGAGCACGCCCTCATCGAGCACCTGCTCGACCTGGCCGAGCCCGGCGGCGGTGTAGGGGTGCTTGGTGCCGAAGCGCTTGTTGAGCGCCTCGGCGTAGCAGTTCGCGCAGCCGGCGCTGACCTTGCGGCAGGCCCATCCGACCTCGCCCGTGACGCGGTCGCGGGCCCGGATGGGGTTGGCCGAGTAGTCGGCCCACTCGATGTCCGTGCGCTGGACGCCGCGGGCCTTGTTGATCGTGAGGTCGACCTTCACGGGCGCACCTCCACGGCCTCGTCGAGGGCCTGGGAGGCCCACATGAAGGCGTAGCCGATGGCGTAGAGCGCGCAGGCGAGGAACGAGACGATGGCGCGGATCGGTTTCATGACGACACCCCCAGAAGACCCATGTCACAAGCGAACGTGGAAACGCGAGCCTCATGCACCGCGTGGTCTACGAACCGTTCATCCGGGTAGAAACTGGGCGGCGTGGCGGTGCCCACCTGGATGCAGAAGCAATGGCCGCGGGCGTCCGGGTGACGCTCCCTGAGGGCGTTGCCGAGGGCCAGCACAGATTCAGAAGGCTGGGTCTTGCCGAGCTCCTGATGAATCTCCCGGGCTCGCTTCTCGACGTCGGACATCGCGGCCATGGCTTGCTGGCGTGACACAAACACACCGAGCACGTCGCTGCCGTGGGCAACTCGACGGGCCATTTCTTCGATCATGGCACTGGTCCTGCCCGTTTGTTTTTCATCCGCCTTCGAGAGCCGGTAAATCCTGACGATCTCCATGAGTTCTTCGATCTTCACGCTGATTCCCTCCCGCTGGCCAGCAGCGCCTCGACGGTGTCTCCGGTTTCTTTCTCGATCGCGTCCAGGACCTCGGCACGGCAGAGCGGGTTGAGCACCCAATCACGCTTGGGCCTGGATCTGAGCGTCCTGGCCGAGAAGCTGTCGCCCTTGGCGACCTGCTCGGCGGCTTGCATGGCGATGTCCTGGTGGGCCTTGATCAACGCGATCTCGGCGACGTTGCGTTCGTACTCGCGCTTCCGCTGTGCCAGATCGACGGCCTGATCGCGATCGGCCTGGCGGTTGCGCTCGGCGCTGGCGGCATCGATCTCGCCCCGCGATCGCCAGCCCGCCGGCGGCTTCTCGCCGTCGCGGATGAGCTGGACCGCCATGGCGGCCCGGTTCTTCACGCCGGGCTCGCGGGCCCGCTCGATGGCGTAGAGCACCGCCCGCTCGCTGCCCGCCTGCCGGGCGTGGGACGTGGCCCGGTTCACGCGGAGCGCCGTCAGGGCGGCGACAGCCGTGTCCAGATCCCCCTCGAATCCAGCGCACTCACCACCACCACCACCCGGCGCAGCCGGTTCGGGTTCGCGTTTGCTCGCGCGTGGTGGTGGTGATTCTGTCTCTGTCTCTGTCTCTGGATATGTGTCTGTATGCTGGAATCCGTCCCGACTCGTCGCGGATTCCGGTTTGCTTCCGCTCGGATTCCGCCCGGAATCCTCGCGGATTCCTGACGCCTTCGGTTTCGTGGTCTTCGCGACCTTCTTTGTGACCTTCTTGCCGGCCTTCTTGCGCTCTCGGTCGGCCTCTCGGCGGGCGTCGACCTGGGCCTTGGTTTCCTGGTGCCTGGCCCACCGCTCGGAGCCGACCGTCCAGCCGTTCTCGGTCACGGTCCACAGGTGGTTGTCCACGAGGCGCTGCGCGGCGGCCTCTGGGTCGCTGATGCCGGCCCCCAGGATGGCCAGGGCGCCACGCCGGACCTCGCCATCGGTCAGGTGTTCCTTCGCCCAGCAGAGGCCCTTGACGTACAGGCACGTGGCCTCAGGGCCCGCCGCGGCGAGCTTGTCATCGTGGATGATCGTGGTCTTGAGCTGGATGAAGATGCCGGGGGCCTTACTCATGAGCCACCGCCGGTGTAGCTGGGCCCGTTGATCAACAGAACCTCGGGCGACTTGGAGTAGCGCTCGCCGCGGCCAGTGAAGTTGCTCATGTTCTTGTTCTGGGTGCAGTCGCGCACGGTCCAGCCCGGGTAGAGCTCCGCCAGGCGGGGGTGGGCGTAGTAGCTGACGACGACCCGGGCCCGCTTGAAGCGGCCCAGGGCGTCGGCCAGGCGGGTGTGGTCGTCCACGTGGCCGAAGATCCCGACGCCGCCGGCCTCGAACTCGTGGAGGTAGGCCGCCTTTCCGCTGGCGCGGTCCAGTCCGGTGCGAGATCCCGCCAGATATGGCGGGTCTAGGTAGATCACCACGCCAGACTTGTCGTCAATCTGCTCGATGAGCGCGAAAGCATCTCGGCGGAGCACCACGACGCTCCGGAGCCGAAGGTGCCACGCGGGAATGCTCTCGACCATCGAGGTCCAACGAACGGTTGGGGATCCTCCGCCGGTGGTGAACCTCGTTGCGATGCACGAGCTGACCCCTGAGACCTCTCCGAGTTTGGTTCCGGACACGCCGGACCGCATCATCCAGCTCTGGATCAGATAGGCGTACGCGCGGTGGCGGTCGACCGGAGCGCCCATGTCTGGCGGCGGAGATCCGCCGAGCAGCTCGTGGGCGTCCTTCAGCAAGCCCTCGGCCATGCACGTCCGTGCGGTCTGTCCGTACAGCCAGAGCGCCACGGCCTCATCCTGGAGGCACCGGAGCAGGTGGGTCAGGTCACCGTGGAGGTCGTTCACGGTCTCGAAGCTGACCTGTTGTTTGCCGAGCAGCACGGCGCAGGAGCCGCAAAACGGCTCGACGTAGCTGTCATGCTCGCCCAACTCGGCGACGATCATCTCTGCCATGCGGCGCTTCGCACCGAACCATGGCGCCACCGCCCGAATCGCGCAGTCCACCGCCGTCATGACTCACCGCCTTCCAGCGGGATCGGATCGCCCTCGATCGGGTACGGCGCGGCGGGCTGGTGCTGCGTGACCTCCGGCGCTGGCGGCTTGCGCCCTGGTTTATTGGCAATGACCCAGGCGTTGAGCTCAAGCAGCTCGTCGCGGAAATCCGGCTCTTCGATCATCCGACGCTCGACACGACGCATCTGCGTGACGAGGCTGGAGTGGTTGGGCCTGCTCGCAATGATGGCCAGCTCGGGGTACGAGTGCTTCAGGTGCTGCCGAGCGAGCCAGACGAACGCCTGGCGAGCCTTCACCGTGTCCCTGTGGCGGCCACGACCTCGGAATATTGCATCCGAGACGCCGTAGAAGTCCAGCACGAGCGTGAGAAGGACCTCAGGAGTCAACACGCCGCGGTTGGCCACCGGGCCTTGGACTTCGATGAAGGCCACGGGCTCGGGTGTCTCGGGTGGCAACTGCTCAGGCTGGCTTACAGGTTGCGGTCGGGGGATGGGTTTGGCCTTGAACGTCACGCCGCCACCGCCTTTCTGGACCGCCGCGGCGCCCGCGCCGGCACGTTCGCCCGCACCAGCGCCTCGGCGACCTCGGGACACACCGAGTTGCCGATCCCCGCCACCTGCCGCCGCTTCGTGCCGATCAGCCGGTAGCCCGCGGCGAAGCGCCCGAACTGGGCCGCCAGCAGCTCGTGGGGCTGGAGCATGCGCATGCACAGATCAGCGATGGCGTAGACCTGGCCGGCCACCGTCACCAGGGCCATCCGGTCGGCGCACGTCACGCAGTGCATCGGGTCGCCGCAGGCCGCGTGCTGCCCGCCGGTGCCGTGGTACTTGGTCAGGAAGGCGGCGACGGCGCAGTTCTGGTCCTTGCCGCTGGCGGTGATCGTGTGGATCGGCTCCCGCGCGTCGCGGTTGCGGCCGCCCTGCTGGGCGTACGTCAGGCTTGCCGCCACCAGCGCGTGGTGGTCGGTCGCCGTCACCGTAGACGCGGGGCGGTCGACGCCCTGGCCCACGACCCCGCCGAAGTGCTTGGCCAGGAACGCCGCGACCAGGGCGTGCTTGCACCCGCCCGCGGGCACCACACCCAGCGGCCGGCCGATGTCCAGGGAACGCGGGGCCTGGCCCTCACGCTCGCCGTAGCCGGTCTGCACGAGGCTCGGCGCCACGATTCCAAGCGGGACCGCGCCGCCCGGCCGCTTCACAAAGCTGTTGGCCGTGATTGTGTGCAGCGGATCCTCGGCCGAGTGGCCCGTCGAACCCGTACGAAACTTCGTCACGAACGGGCGCACGACACCCCGCGCATCGTGCGCGGCCGTGATCGTCTGCATCGGATCGCCGACCGCCTGGCCCCGGAACTCGGACCCGCCGTGGTTGCACAGCACCACGAAAGGATCGCCGTCGAGCACATACCGCTTCACGCCCCTCGCGATGCGTGCCATCGTCGCCTCGGCCAGCGGCCGCTTGGGCGTCGGCACGCCGTGGGCCTTGCCCCACGCCTTGGCCTCCTCGGGCGTCAGGAAGATCGACGGGCACGGCAGGCTCCAGTCGATGCACTCGGCCGCCGCCCGCCACGGCTTGAGCCCCAGCGCCCCGGCCTTCTCACGCGGCGCGTGGGTCGGCTCGGGCCACACGATGGGCTTGCCGTCGCACCGCGCCACCAGGAACAGCCGCTTGCGGATCGTGGGCGTGCCGTAGTCGGCCGCCACCAGCTCGCGCCACTGCACGTCGTAGCCCAGCTCGCGGAGCCGCCCGGTCCACGACCGGAACGTCTGGCCCTTGCGTTTTGGGCACGGCCGGCCCTCGGCGTCCAGCGGCCCCCACTCGGCGAACTCGCTCACGTTCTCGAGCATGATCACCGCCGGCCGGACCGTCGCCGCCCACCGGATCACCACCCACGCCAGCCCGCGCCGCTTGTTCTCGCGCGGCCGCCCGCCCTTGGCCCGGCTGTGGTGCGTGCAGTCCGGGCTAAACCAAGCCAGGTCCACCGCCCGCCCCGCGCACAGCTCGGCGGGATTCACGGCGAAGACGTCCTCGACCAGGTGCGTCGTGCCCGGGTGATTCACCGCGTGCGTCTCGATCGCCTCGGGGTCGTGGTTGATGGCGTAGTCGACGGATCGGCCCATGGCCGCCTCGATCCCCACCGAGGCCCCGCCCGCGCCCGCGAAGTTGTCGATGATCAGGCCTGTCATCGTGGCACCGCCTGGCGAATCGGGGCCAGTTTGAAGACCTTTTGCCGGTATGTCTCGCCGTTTTCTACCCAGTTTTCCCAGTCGTGCTGTAGCAGGCCTGAATCAACCATGTTGGCCAAGAGCAAGTAGGCAGCGGCCTTGGTCCTGTGATGCCCCCGAGCTTTCATGGCTTGACGGATCTCTCGGCCTGACATTGTGTTCGTGCCGATGATCGCGATGACCTCGCGTTCGATGTTGTTGACTGGCCGAATCGTCTCTGGCGTGTGCGGAGCGTTGGTCGGCCGAATCCAAAGCGTGAACAGCCCGATGAGCCAGACCGCGGTGTAGCCGGCGAACACGGGCAGCATGCCCCATTGCTCATGGATCACGAGCTGTGCGTACCAGCCTGGCTGGCCGATCAGGCCCAGGATCACCCCGGCGCGGCGGGCGCGGATCGGCTTGGAGACCATGCAGAGGAGCGCGGTCAGGCCGAAGATCGAGACCCAGAGTTGAGAGATTGCGTCGATCATGCCAGCTCCGGTCGAAGGTGGAAGATCGAAATCACCCTGGTCACCCCGGTGCGGTCGTTCGTTACCCGAACGCGATGATCGCAATTCATGCCTACCACAGACTCGACCACACCGTGCTGAATGTGGCCGCCGTGATCCCACGCCACCCGGGCGCCTTTCGGCAGCGACTCGCAGAGCAATTCGAGTGCCGACTGGTTCAGCTCGTCAGCCCGATTGCGGATCTGCTTGTAGTCCTTCCACCAGCTCATGCCCTCTCCGAAATCTGGAGCAACATCTGGCCCCCCTTGCGCGGCTCGTCGTGCCAGAGCACGGCCTTGCGCTTGAACTGCTGGTCGTCCAGGATCACCCGGGCGTGCTTGAGCGCGTCCCAGGTGCCCTTCCACAGGTTGTCCATGTCGCGCCGGCGCCGGTCGGGCGGCCAGAGCGTGGCCCGGAAGTTGAGCGGGCCCTCGAGGGGGTCGAAGCCGGGCTCCTGCTCGAGCACCGATGCCTGGACGTGGGCGCGGAACGCCACGACCGGGTCAGAGAGGGCCTTGCGGCCACGCCCGGTGTTGACGTAGTAGTGGTTGACCGAGGGCGGCCAACGCAGCAGTAGGCAGACGCGGCGCTTGGGTCCGGTCATTGGGCGCCCTCCAGGATCACGACCACGCCCGGGCGTTCGGCGTCGCCGCGGACGACCTCGACGTGGTCGAGCTGGTAGACCAGGTGGATGGCGTTGCAAGAGCTGAGCGCACCTACGACGCTGGCCTGGGCGGCGATCAAGTTGACCCGGGGCCGGTTCTGGCTCGGATGGCTCACCACCAGGCTCACGCTCGTGGGCTTGAACGTGATCGGGCCGGCAGCGCGGAACCGCTCGCGGACCTCGGCCTTGAAGCGCTGCTCGAGCTTGTACTTGGGCAAGCGCCGGCACTCGTCGAACGGCGACGGCGGGAATGGGATCTCGAACTCGAGGCGCGGCACGCTCACGCTTCCACGTCCAGGTTCTGGCCGACCTTCTGGCCCACCTGGCCGACGCCCGCCTCGTAGGGCGTGCGGCGCTGGTACTCGAGCTCGCGGATCATCCGCTTGAGCTCGACCTTGGCCATGAGCCTGGCCAGCAGGGCGGCGCCGAGGAAGCAGCCGATGAAGGCCAGGGCGTACCAGCCGAACTGGAGCCACAGCAGCAGGGCGATGGCGCCCAGGATGCTGCCCAGGGCGGCGTAGGCGATGGTGTGGGACAGCTTCGAGTCGGCATTGGATACCTGCCGCTCGCCGGTGCGATGCGCGTGGTTCATTTTTCTGCTCCCAGGCGGATCTCACCGCCAAAGCCCGATGACCGGTGTCCCGGTCGTTGGGCAAGATGCCTGCCGCGCCCTGGCGTGACGTGCCTTACTGGGCCATGCCGGACCTCGCCGTGCCTGCCATGCCAATCCTGGCCTTGTACCGCCAATTCGTGCCTTGCCTATCCATGCCTGCCGTGCCATGCCCGGCCCTGCCTCACGATTCCGCACCGGGCCGTGTCGTGCCTGCCATGCCACGCCTTGCCTCACCAAGTCACGCCTGGCCAGACCAAGCCGCGCCTGCCGTGTTATCCGGCGACCTTTCGGATCGCCGCGATCGCTTCCGCGTATTCCTCCAAGCTCTGGTATTTCCTCACGAATGCATCGGCGTCGCGTTTCGCCTCTGCCAGCATGGCCGATCGCAGGGCGTCGCTCGATGCCACGTCGGTGGTCGATCGGTACCCGCCACCGTTGGCCCGGTCCTGGTCGAGCGAGACGTACGCCCGAACCGACTTGGGACCGTCGCCCACGTACATGACCGCCACACGGATGATCTCGCGGGCCTGGTGCAGCAGCCACTTGTTGGCGGCCACGCTCTTGTCCCAGTCGAACTGTTTGTGCAGCTCGCTCTTGGGGTTCTTGCGCGCGTACTCGACCACCTTCTCGGGCCGGAGCATGCCGTCCTTGGACTGTAACCGGACCTTCTCAAGCTCAACCGTCAGCAACCGGCTCATTTGCCGCCCTCCGCCAGAAGGAACATGCCCCAGCCCATACCGCCGCCGGTGCCCTTGCTGTCGGGTCGCCCCTCACCGATCCCGACCTGCTGTCCGACACGGGACAGCAGGTTGGCCACGTCCTGGATCGTGAACTGGTCGGCGTCGAACCGAACAGTGATGTTGGCTTCCCAGCCGGGGTCCCACATGGGCCTCGAACGGATGTCAGGCGCCTTGCTCGGCCCGACCCGAACCATGTGCTCGACGCACCGAGGCTCGCCCTTCGTGATGCGAACCAGGGGAGTGCCGTCGTCTCGATCGAAGCCATCGGCCTCAAAGAAGACGCTAAGCCTGGCGACGGTCATCTTGTAGTCCACCAGGCGACAAGCGGAGATGCACGCGGCACGGAACGCAGTGGCTGGAATGCCGATCCACCCCTCCTTTGAGTAATGGATGGCTGCCTCGTAGGCGGCATCGAAGTCCTTGGCCTCGCGGTTCTTCGACTTGTTCGACGTGCTGCCAGCGGCTTGCTTCAATCGAATCTGCTCTCTGGCCTTGTTCGAAAACTTGTTCTGCACGTAGGGCGCGATGCCCACGATGCCGAAGGTGGCCTGGGCCATGTTGGGCCGCTTGATCGCGATCGCCTCTGATGTTGGGGAAGCAGTCTTCTTTTTCGTCGTCGTTGCCATCGTGTTTCTCCGGTTTCGTCGGTTTCATCCGTCAAGCAATGGCGCGGGTGTTACCCCAGCGCCAGCGCCGCACGTCTCTCCGTGCTGTCCGTGGGTGCCTTGGCGGCGCGAATCGGTACCGCCATGGCTTGGGGTCTCGGGGCTCCCACAGCCCCCACTGGGGGGTATTTCGCTAGGCCGCGTCGTCGTCGCCGCCGCCGGAAGCCTGGCCATCGGCGCCCAGGTCGCTCCCGCCGGCGACCGCAGCCGCGCCGCCCTGGGGCGCGTCGGTCCCCAGGGCGACGCGCGGGGGCCACCACCACCGCTTTCCCTGCCCGTTGGGCTCACCGGCTGGCACCTTCTCGATCACCATGCTCGTCTGGCCTCGGCCGCGGAACGTGGCGACGTCGCCGAAGACGTTCAGGTCGAGCGTTCCGTCCTTGTGGGTCGTGACGACCATGGCCGGCAAGGGATCGTCTCGGCCGGCGGGGTGGGCGTTGCCGGCGTGGCACAGGACGATTCGGCCGAGGGTGGGGGCTTGCTCTGGCATGGTTCGATGCTCCTGGTGCGTGTGTGATTCTGCAAACCAGCGCCCGGGCGCTTACCCGGGGACACGCCGGCTTCTTAGTGACCCGGCCGTTTGAGCCGGGATGTTTCTCCGGCGTTGAGGCCGGAATTGCGAGACCTGGATTCGAACCAGGGACCTCCGGGATATGAGCCCGGCAAGCTGGCCACTGCTCTACCCCGCAAACTGCCTGGGCTCCCAGGCGGGACCGCGCGAGCAACCCGTTCGGGCACCCGGCCGCGCGGGACCGGGCTAGATAACGGGCCCTGTGAAGACCCCGGGGTCGGACATGCGGTCGCCCCTGTTCCCATGCACGGGTTGCTCGCGGTGCCCCTGGTGGGCCCGATGCGGTTCAGCAGTCGCGCCGGCGACGGCGCGGGTGATTCGTTTGGCCACGTCCGCGGCATCTCGAGCGTCGATGCCGAGTTGGAGCGAATCGGGCTCGCGGAGAGCGGCTGTGTCGATCATGCCCATGTCAGGCCTCCTGGGCCGGCTGGCCCGGGTTGGAGTCAAAAGAGCCCGCCGGCATTCCTGCCGGCTGGTCGCCATCCTGGCGATCGGGCCCGGAGGGAGCCCCATCTGTTGACGCCCCAGAGCTGCTGGTCTGGGTGCGATGGGGGGAGTTCTGCTCGAGGTAGTCGGCCGGCGCGGTTGCGGGGAAGAGCCACTTACCGCGCGTGCCGCGCCGCTTGGCCCCGGGGATCTCGCCGGCGCTGGCCATCTCGCGGATGGTCTGTGGGTGCAGCGAGAGGGCCTTGGCAACCTCCTGCACCCCGATGACCTGTGACGTGTTGTGACCAGTTGTGACCAACATGGTCCGAGTATCGGTAATTTGTGCCCGATAGTCAAGCACAAAAGTGAACAAATGCTAAAAAAATCGTCACAAAGCGGGGTCTAGAGGATAGAGGTGGTAATCTCCCTATGTGCCTAATACCGCTGGTGCCAAGGCTTTAGAGCGACTGCGTGAGGCATCGGGGATGTCGCAGACCGATATCGCGCGAGCCGCCAATATGAAGCCATCGGCGGTCAGCAAGCGCGAATCTGGTATTACCAAAATCCGACTAAAGGAGTACAGCCTCTGGGATCGGGTGCTGAGGCTTCCCGCTGGGGCCTTCGAGCGGGAGGTTGAAGCCCAACAGGCCAGGCTAGATCTCGAAGCGAGAGCGGCGGAGCGGCGGGCGTCGTCCGCGTCGCAGAGCCGTGAGATGGCCGTCGTGCGGGTGGTCCTGGGCGAAATCGGGCCCATCGTCCTCGAGATCTGCGAGCATGCCGAAGGCGACCGTCGCGACCAGATGCTCCAGGAGATCGTCAATTTCGCCGAGGGTGTGGCGTCAGCAGCGAGGGCCTCCGCTGGGGATCGATCCCGCGCCGTCGTGTTGGGTCCGCCGGCCAAGGATCTCCACGGAGCGCACCGCGCCTATTTTGAGTCTGAAGGGGGTTCCAGTGATGCTGAAGAAGAGGAAGATCGTCGGAGCGCTGGCGGGTAGCTTGCTTGCTGCGTCCTTCGTCGGTTGCGCGCCGTCGCTCCAGACAATCTCGAGCCTCCACGAGCCAGAGTTGTGGCAAGCCCACGCCAAGGTCCACCATCTGGCGGATCACTCGTTCTCCAGCTACTCGAAGCACAAAGACGCGATCCGGGAGCGAGCGATCGAGTTGTACGACTGGCCAGACGATGTCGATGAGCTTGTCAGGAACCGCGAGATCCGCAACGGAATGCCGTCCCAAGCTGTCTACTACTCGTGGGGCCCGCCAGCCGAGATGGAAGAGCGCAAGAGCAGCTACAGCACGTCCTACACGTGGCAGTACGGTCACGTGGACTGGCGTTTCGGGTCGGATGTCACCTGGGTCTATTTCGATGAGGAAGCGATCCTGACCCACTGGTCGAGTTATAAGGACAACTAGCCCATGAGCAACGAACACGACTCCGATGCAACCAACGAACTGGTTCTCAAAGAGCTCCAGGAGGTCAATCGACGGCTCGCGGGCTTCCGCCGGCGCCCGTGGAAGGTCCACATGACGATGCAGGTCTTCGTGGCCGTCGTCGCGGCCCACTTGTTCACCCTGGCGATGCTGGCATTCGGTCTGCCCCTGCTCGGCATCGCGCTTCTGGGTGCCGGCGCTGCTGGATCCGCATACCAGGAGCAACAGGCCGGCGAGCGGTACAGGCAGTCGATCGAAGACGCCGAGGCGATCGAGCCAGCCGAGCCGAAGTCGCTCCAGGATTGGGCCGACGAGCAGTCGTCAAGGAATCCTTGACGGCTGAACTGTCAAGCCCCACTTGACAGTTCGCGCGGGGTTGCCCACGATAGCCCGACGCCCCAGAGCTGCCGAGAGGCAGCGCCATGAGTCAAAACCGAGTCATCACCCTTGTCGGCCTCGCTGTCATTGCGCTGGCCTTGTTCGCGTCCGGCTGCCTGACCGAGCAGCAGGCGCAGGACCAAGCGCGACAAGCCCGCGAGACGCTCGAACCCGCCGTGGAGGACCTCGAACGGATCAAGGCTGGCCTGGGCGCCACCATCGCGGACCCGGAGGCCGAGCCGGATGCGGTGGCTGAGGCCCAGGAGGCCCTCGACACCGTCGAGCAGCAACTGGCCGTCGCTACCAAGGCCCTCGAAGTGGCCATCGCCATCGAGGCCGACCCATCGGGCGACACCATCCTCGGACAGGTGGTGAACACCGTGCTGCCCTTCCTGCCCGAGCCGTACCGATTGCCGCTGGCGCTGGGCGTGCCGCTGCTGGCCTCGCTGGCCAGGGCGTGGCAGCTCAAGCGTGCCGGCCGCGAGGTCGCCAGGGGCGTGCAGGTGGCCGCCGAGGCGGACGCCGCGCTCAAGCAGCGCATCCAGGAAAACGCCGGCCTGATCCGCCTGAACCAGGGCGCCACCGCCCGGCGCCTCGTGGACGAGGCCCAGGGCAAGAAGCCCGCACGCCTGCTCTGACCCGCACGCAACCAGGTAGGTCAGGGGCCCGGCCATGGACGACACCGAGAAGAAGTTGCAGCAGGAGCTGCGCGACGACGTGAAAGCGCTCAACGCGCAGGTTTCCACCATGAACGCTCAGCTCGGCGTGTTCATCGAGCGCAGCCAGCACGACATCAGCCTCGTGAAGCGGGCCATGTTCGGAAGCGACAACTCCATCGGCCTGGTGCGAGAGGTCGACGGCATCCGCCGAGACCTGAACGACATCAGCGAAGAGATCAAGCCCCACCCACCAAGGGACCTCAACGGACGCGTCGCCGTTCTCGAGGCCGCGCGGGCCGAGACCAGGGCCGACCGCCGCAAGCTGTTCATGACATTCCTGACCACCATGGTCGTTGGCGCCACCGGCTGGCTGGTGGCCGTGATCCAGCAATTCATCCGCCCATAGGAGAATCACCGTGAGTAGCGCTCAAGCGATCGTGTATCTGACCACCGCGGCCATCACCGTAGGTGGTTCGGCCCCATCTGTCGCCGCCATGTATGAGGACGTGGCGGCCATCGGAGACGCCCTCAACACCCAGGCGGTGCTCATGGACTTCGACAGCCCCGGCAACGCCAGCCGCGGCATCCGCGCGATGCTGACCTGTGCCATCGATGGCAGCGAGGACGAGACGGCCATCGAGGACCTTTACCTGGTCACGCCGGCCCACACCGCCAGCGATGGCAAGAACCGCGTGCTGGTCGAGCCCATCGGCACGCTCACTTGGACGGCGGGCGCCACGGCGGTCGACGGCGGCCGCTTGGGCGAGAAGCTGCCCAAGGCCGTGGTGCTGAGCGGCGAAGGCCGGCTGGCCACCCGCACGGGCATCGAGGTCGGCGTGGCCAACGCCAACCCGGCCATCGCCACCATCTACGACGTGGGCCCGAGCCGCTACCTGCTGCGCGTGCCCCGGGTCGGCACCGCCACGGGCGTCTCGCCCATGGGAGCTACCTGGCGGTAACCCCGTGTGCCCCGCGAGACCTCAACCACGCAAGCAGCAACGCAACTGGGCGTCACGCCCAGGGTGTTGCAGCAGTGGGTCAAGGACCGCAAGGCCCCCCACGAGCTCAACGCCAAGGGCACGCGGCTGCTCTTCGACGTGGGCGAGGTCCGGGCGTGGGCGGTGCAGAAGGGCCTGCTCAGCGCCAGCGATCAGAAGGCCAAGGGGGGCGCGTCGAAGCCCGGCAAGCCCAAGCCAGCCAAGCCGCCGGCTCAGTCCAAGCCCGGCAAGTCCAAGCCGGCCAAGCCCAAGGGGGGGAAGGGCAAGCCAGAGCCGCCAGAGCCCCCGTCAGAGACAGAGCCCGACATGTCGCCCGAGGGCCGGCGCAAGACCGGGGAGAGCATCCTCGCCAAGATTCCTAAGCTCCTGGCCGACCTCAATACGAGCGACGGATCCCTGGCGGCCAGCCAGGTCGCCACGGCCATCAAGAGCGCGGAATCCACTGCGAGCGCCATCTTCCGGCGCCTCGACCAGGAGGCCGAGCGCGACGAGACGCTCATCGACCGCAACAAGGCCATCCGGGCCATCGTGGAGATCGGCTCGATCGTCTCGGCGGGCTCGCGGGCCTCGGTCGTGGACCTCTCCGACCGGCTGTACGAGAGCCTGCGCGCCGCCGGCGTCGATCCCGGCCCGCGCGAGCAGTTCGTGCGGATCGCCCGATCGACCGTGCGAGACGTGGAAGACCGGCGCATGCTCGAGCTCGGCCAGGCCGTGCAGCGCGCGGAGGGCCATCTAGGTGGTCGCTAAGGCCAAGAGACCCAAGCGCCCCGAGCTGGACGTGAGCTTCCTCGACCGGGCGGACATCCCGCTGCTCGAGGCGTTCCGCAAGTCGATCACGCCCCGGGTGCGCCGGCGCCCCAGCGAGTGGGCCGAAGAGAACGTCCGGCTGGGATCCCAGCAGGGCGCCGACCGCCCCGGCGCCTACCGGTGCGACCACCTGCCGTTCCTCCGCGAGTTCCACGACCTGATCTACGACAACCCTGGCAAGCTGGGCGTGGTGGTCATCAAGCCCAGCCAGAAGGGCTTCACGCTGGCCACCATGAACATCATGGCGTGCCTGGCGGCGACCGAGGACGTCTCGATCCTCTACCTCATCAGCCGCAAGGAAGAGGCCCAGAGCCAGGTCAGCAAGCGGTGGGACCCGCTGGTGAAGACCATCCCGGTCCTGGCCGAGCGGTTCGAGGAAGCCAAGGCCGACGACCAGCGGCAGATCCTGCTCGAGCGTCCATACCGCGGCGGGGGCATCGACTTCTCGGCCGCTGGCTCGGCCGCGGCGGTGAGCAGCCGGACCTACGGCCCGATCTTCGTGGACGAGCTCGACCAGTGCATGGCCAACTTCCCCAGCCGGTTCGGCGGCCTGCACAACTTCGTGCTGGGGCGCCAGCCGAGTCGGTCGGTCAACCGGCAGATCTGGATGTTCAGCCACCCCACGCTGCACGGCCAGGGCATCGACCTGATCTTCACCAAGTTCAGCGACCTGGGCCGCTGGGTCTTCGACTGCCCGCACTGCGGCGAGGTCGTGGACCCCAGCTACGACCTGGTGCACTTCCGCGAGAGCGACGAGCAGGGCAAGCCGATCCCCGAGACGGCCGAGCTGCGGTGCGCCCGGTGCAACGCCGTCATCACCGACGAAGAGCGGGCGCGGGCGGTCTGGCCCCCCGACATGCGCGAGGGTGGCACGGGCCGGCGCTGGACGCCCATGAGCGACGAGGAAGCCGCCAAGCGGGACTACCTGGGCTTCGGCGTGCACGGCCTGGTCGACCCGTACGTGTCGGTGGTGAACCTAGCCCGGAAGGTCGAGGGCGCCCCGGATGAGGCCGAGCGGCAGTCGGCCATGAACGTGGCCTGTGGCGAGGCCTACAAGCCGCGCGAGGCCGTCATCGACGCCAACGCCGTCGAGGCGGTCATCAAGGTCAGCGACCGGATCGTGGTGCCCGGCGGGCGCAAGGGGTGCTGGTTCCTCACGGTGGGCACCGACGTCCAGGCCCCACGCGAGAACCCGACCTTCGTCTCGGCCGCCGTCGCGTGGTCCGGCCTGGGCCACGCCCACATTGTCGAGCTCGTGGCCATCAAGGGCTCGGCGGCGTGGCTGGACTGGCTTTCGAGCCTGTCGGTGGCCCTGGGCGAGCCCCACCAGGCCACGGGCATGAGCCGGATGGGCGTGGATGCCGTTGGCATCGATGACGCGTGGCCGCCCGACGTGATCAAGGACCTCTGCCGGACGGTGTTGTACAGCCAGGTGAGCTCGGCCCGGATCGATCTGGTGCCCATGCGGTTTGTGACCGGCGGCGTCGGCCGCGACGTGCCCTTCAAGCTGCGCGACGAGAAGAAACGCATCAACCCGACCCGGCCCGAGCTGGGCAAGATCCCCATGTACGACCTCTACCGCCACCCCTGGGTGGACCGCGTGGCCCGGCGCGTGAGCGAATCGCGCATGACGGTACTGTGCCGGCCGCCGCGCGACTTCCAAGCCCAGATGACCGCCAACGTGCTGCGCCCCCTCGAGCAGAAGCACAGTTGGGAAGCGCCCCGCCTGGAATGGGAGAAGATCAAGGACGGGCGGGACGACTGGATGATGGCCCTGGCCTACGCCGAGGCGGTGGCGGCCATCACGTTAGAACTCGATTCGATCCACGAGCTGGCGTACGACGATGGCCCCTCCGAGGGCGTCATCGTGCCCCAGTTCATGCTCTAGGAGAAACACGATGGCCAAGCGTCAGCAGACCGAACCCAAGCAACCCGACAACAAGCAACAGGAAGCCGACAAGAGGGCCGCCGACGAGAAGGCGAAGCAAGAAGCGCAAGAGCAGGCGAAGCGAGAGGCCGACGAGAAGGCGAAGCAGGAAGTCGATGAGGAGGCCAAGGCCGAAGCGGACGCCAAGGCCCGGGCCGAAGCCGAAAAGTCGAACGATCCGGAAACCCCGGAAAGTTCGGGCGAAGAGGCCGCCAGCCGGGCGGACCAGACCAAGTGCCCGCGGTGCGGGCGCTTCGGCTGCCCATCGAAGAGCACCCAGGGCAACGTGCAGTACCGCAAGTGCAACGCGTGCGGGTTCACGTTCAAGACCGTCACCATCGACGGCAAGGAAGAGTTCCGCGGCTGACTTTTTTTACAACGTTGTAAAAATGCTTTTTGACTCGCCATAGACGACAGGACTGATTCGTCTATGGCGGTGACCTCGGCGGAAGTTGATACGGCGATTCGCCACATCCTCACGGCTGGGCAGAGCTACACGCTGTCCGATGGCCGCGCCGTCTCTCATGCCAATCTGGCCGAGCTGCGCCGCCTGCGCGCCGAGCTGGCGGCCGAGGAAGCGTCCGAGGCCAACGGCGGCGTCTACCACAAGCTTGAGTTCGGGAGGCCGTCATGAGCTTCCTGAGCTTCCTTCGACCGGTGCAGCGTGTGGTGCAGGTGGCCATGCCCAACGCGTGGGGCGGGCTGGAGGCCGGCCGCGTCGACCGCACCGACCCGGACTTCGCGCCCAGCCCGCGCGGGCCCAATGCCCTCATCGAGGCGTCCAACCTGCCGCGCATCCGCGCCAAGGCCCGGTTCCTGGCCAAGAGCGACCCCAACATCAAGGCGGCCCGCGAGGCCCACCTGAACAACGTCGTGGGTCTGGGCATCGGCAGCGAGGCCGACACCGACTGGCCCGAGCTCAACGAAGCGATCGACAAGCTCATGGAGTGGGCCGGGCGCGCGGTGAACAAGGACCGCGACACCACGATCTCCGAGAGCCAGCGGCAGTTCTACGGGGAGTGCTTCGACGGCGGCGACGTGGCGGTGCACCACACCATGGCCAAGCCTTGGAAGGGCTACCCCGCCATGCCGGCCATCGAACTGATCGAGGCCGAGCGGGTCGACGTCACCCTCACGGGCGTCTACAACGGCCGCCAGGTCCGACATGGCGTCGAGTTCGACTCCGAGGGCCGGGTCTCGGGATACCTGGTCTACGTCGAGCACCCCGACGACGGGTGGTACCCGGGCATGCGGATCATGGAGACCGAGCGGTACGACGCTCGCGACACGCTGCTCACGTTCTTCGGCGGCGAGCCCAACCAGATCCGCGGCCTGCCCGAGGCCACCAGCGTCATCGACACGGCCCGTGTCAACAAGACCATCCTCGACGACTTCGCCACCCTGCTGAAGGTGGTGCTGAGCCTGGGCGTTTTCTTCACCTCGCCGTCCAACGTGTTCAACACGATCCTTCGATCCAAGAACGGCAAGAACGCCGCCGTGGTCGATGGCAGGGGCGACCCGGTCATGCGGATGGAGCCCGGCATCGTTGGCATCATGCCTGAGGGCACCACGATGCAGGTGGCCCAGGGCAGCCAGCAGGCGCCCGGGGTCGACCAGCTCGGCCACGCCCTCCAGCGTCGGATGGCCCGGGGCACCGGCGTGCCGACCGCCGAGCTGAGCGGCGACTGGTCGCGCGTGAACTTCGCCAGCCAGCGGGCCGAGGGTCTGAGCGCCCGCAAGGGCTGGCGCCCGCGTCAGCGGTGGGTCTGGACCGACCACACCGAGCAGTGGCGCCGGCGCGTCATCGATTGGGCCATCGCCGTGGGACGCATCACGCTGACCCCAGAGCAGCGGCTGGCCATCAACGAGGACCGCGAGCGGCTCTACAAGTGCGCCCCGCGCTTCCCCGGCTGGGAGTACGTCAACCCCGCCCAGGAGGCCATGGCCGCCGGCGAGGACATCGACAACGGCGTGCGGAGCCCCCAGGAGGTCATCGGCGAGCGTGGCGGAAGCCCCCGTCAGGTGGCCCGGGACATGGCCCGCTGGGAGAAGCTGGTGCAGCAGGAGCGCGAGCGGGAGGGCCTGGGGCCCAAGGCCGGCGCAAACCCGGACAACCGCGAACGGCGCAAGGACCAGACGGACCGCGACGACCGCGACCAGGACGACAACGACCGGAAGACCGACGAGTCGAGGGCCGCACGGATGGCCGCCCTGGCCGCCGCCCAGAAGGCAGACGACGCAGGAGGCGCAAGCGATGCCCAAGCAGCGTGACAGCAAGCTCATCGAGGCCCTATGTGGTCGCCCGTGGTGCATGGAAGCCACCGCACTCAACCAGCTTGTCAGCCTGGTGGACCGCCACGCCCGCGGTGAGCTGCTCGATGCCGACGCGATCGCCGAGATCGTCGACGCCCGCGTGGACCATCTCGGCCAGGTTCAAGCCGCAACCCGATACTCGCAACGGGACCAGGAATCGCGGGCCGCGCCATGGTCGCTTCACGGCAGCGTGGCCCGCATCCCCATCGGTGGCGTGATCGCACGCCACAGCAGCATGGTCAACAACTCGTCCAAGACCAGTGGTGTGGGTCAGGACACGATCGCGCGGCATTACGCCGAGGCGATGGCCGATCCCGAAGTCGGGTCGATCGTGTTCCACGTCGACAGCCCCGGCGGCGCCGCTCAAGGCCTCGAGGAACTGTCAGCGATCATCTACCAGGGCCGGCAGACGAAGCCAACCTACGCGCACATCAGCGGCATGGGCGCGTCGGCTGCGCTGTATTTGGCCGGGCAAGCGGAGAAGGTCACGGCCGATCGTGATGCGATTGTCGGTAGCATCGGCACGCTCATGGTCATGGACGATGAGAGCCGGCGCTTCGAGAACGCCGGGATCAAAACCTACGTGGTCTCCAGCGGCCCCATGAAGGGCGCGGGTACCCGTGGCACGCCGATCACCCAGGACCAACTCAAGCAGCACCAGTCGATCGTTGACGCGCTAGCCAACACGTTCATCAACGACCTGGCCCGCGGCCGCGGCGTCTCGGCCGAAGCCATCAGGCAGCACGCCACCGGCGAGGTCTGGATGGCCGCCGAGGCCCAGAGCCGCGGCCTGATCGACGGGACCTTGGGCAGCATCAACGAGCTCATCGACCAACTAAACGAACGCCATCCGGTGAAGTCCGCCGGTGGCAGGACCACCGTGGGCGCTGTGTCGGCCATCGAGCCGGCCGCCGACCACATCAACGCCAGCGTGCAACCGGCCGAGCCGGTGGCCGAGGGCACAGCCGCGGCAGTCGCCGCAGGAGGGGCAACCATGCCCGGAAGCAACGGTAACAGCACCGTGGCGGCGCAGCCCGAGGGCACGACCGCCACCACCATCGATGAGAAGGCCATCCGCGCCCAGGCCAATAAGGACGCCGCCGATCGCATCCGCGACATCCAGCTCCGGGCCCAGCCCTACCTGGACCGCGACGGTGTCAAGGCCATCGTGGACGCGGCTATCGGCGATGCCGATACCACGCCCCAGGCGTTCGCCGACAAGCTGCTGGCGCACCTGACCGAGGCCGACAAGCCCAAGTCCCACATCCCCGGCGTGCAGGTCGGCGCCAGCGGCCGCGAGCGGAAGAACGCCGACGCCGCCCTGGTGCTCGCCAACCGGATGACCGACATCGAGAGCAAGCTCGAGGGCGAGTCCGGCGCTCGGGTCGCGCGGGCCATCGGCTTCGATTCGCAGGACCTGGCCCGCAAGGCCATCCGCGAGGCCCAGGCCGGTGTTGGCAGCGTCCGCCTTATGGACCTGGCCATCGGCTCGATCGCCAACGCTCAGGCCATCAGCTTCGAGCAGGCGCGCGACAAGTTCGCGTTCAACGAAGGCCAGTTCATGGCCGCGGCCTTCCACGGGTCGAGCGACTTCCCCCACCTGCTGAGCAACCTGGCCAAGAAGAGCCTGCTCGCTCAGTTCAACGAGATCAAGCCGTTCTGGCGGAACATCGCCCGACGGACCGCCGCGACCGACTTCAAGGAATCGACCACGATCCGCCTGAGCGAGTCGGGCGACCTCAAGCTCATCATGCCCGGTGGGACCCCCGACCACACGACCCTGAACGAGCGGGCCGAAAAGATCAAGGTCGAGAAGTACGGTCGCGCAATCAGCGTGACGTACGAGATGATTCGCAACGACGACCTGGGCGCTTTCAACCAGCTCACCGAGATCATGGGCCGTGGCGGCGCCCGCCTGCCCGACCAGCTCATCGTGGCCCTGCTGGGACTCAACTCCGGCGCGGGCCCGACCATGAGCGATGGCAACGGCGCGTTCTTCGCCACTGGCCGCGGCAATCTGGCCAGCTCGCCGGCCGCGCTGTCCTACGCCGAGGTCCGCAAGGCCCGGCGTGCGATGATGAAGCTCCGCGGCTTCGGGCCCGACCAAGCCTACATCGAGGTGGATCCCCGCGTGCTGCTGGTGCCTACGGACCTGGCGGACACGGCCGACGACATCACCATGCAGGAGTTCGTGCCGGGCAGCGAGGGTGCCAACAACCAGCGCAACACCATGCGCGGCCGACTTCGTTCGGTGCACAGCCCCCGCCTGAGCGGTACGCGGTGGTACCTGTTCGCCGATCCCGGCGAGCTGGCCGCCTTCGAGGTCAAGTTCCTCGACGGCCAGGAGCAGCCCACCGTCGACCTCATCGAGAGCAAGTCCACGCCGTTTGCTCGCGAGTTCTGGTGCTGGCTGCCCGGCGTGGGCGTGGCGCCCGTCAACCCCGAGGCCGGCTACAGCAACGCCGGCGGCTAAACCCGACCGCCTGACACGCGCACGCTGGTAGGCGGGCGCGTTTCCCAACGCCGATCGATTCGGGACCTCGTCCGCGAATCAGGCCAACCAGGAGACGCAAGCAATGAAGAACGGAATCAAGGACTTTCCCGCCAACGTGATCGAGCTCGCTTACACCAACGGTGGCGAGACGACGATCGCGGGCGGCACGCCCGTCCAGACCAAGCAGGGCTGGGGCGTGGCCCACGTCGACATCCTCGCCGCCGCCACGGGCATCCTCTACGGCGCCGGCGCGTACAGCTTCACCAAGGCCGCCGGAACCGCCGTCGCCCAGGGCCAGCCGCTCTGGTGGGACGGCGAAAACAGCCGCGTGAGCTTCGTGCCCACCGGCACGCCGCCCCTCGGCACGGCTCGCGAGGCGGTGGTTTCGGGCGCCACCAGCGTGGTGGTCGACCTCAACGTCATGCCCCCGCCCTGCACGGGCAGCATCACCATCGACTCGACGCAGGCCTCGGCCAGCAGCGCCAACGGCCAGGTCATCATCGACACCGGCTGGGGTGTGGCCCCCAGCTCGGTGCAGACCAGCCTGCGCGCGGTCACCACGGGCCGGCTCAAGTCCACGTACGACGTCCTGAAGATGGGCGGCGCGGACCTGGGCAAGGTCAGCGTGACGGGAGTGGGCTCGGGCACGCAGCTCGATGAGGGCGACGTGCTGGATTACACCATCCACCTGTAGCCGTCGTGTTTCGGTTTCGGTCCGGCTCTGGTTGACGCCAGGGCCGGGCTTTATGGGAATCTTGATCGCACTCGGTAGCACGGCCACCACCAGCACCCCGCTCGTTCTCGCGGGTCGGCGGTCGTACGTGCGCCCTGCGATCTTCATGCAAAGCTCTGCCTCGGGTCTCAAGAAGAGCACCGACCCGCTGAGCGGCGGCCAGTACCTCCCCGCGTTGGTCGAGACGAGCGCCGAGCCAACGCCGGGATCCGGCGACAACCCCCTGTCCTACCCCGACCTGCCCGAGGTCGAGTTCGAGGGCACCACGTACCGCATGACGCAGGACGCCGCGGCCGCGTGGTCGGTGCAGCTCGCCAACCGCATGAGCGCCCAGGCCATCGCCGAGGAATGGGACATCCAGGACGACTTCGAGTGGCGCGGCCCGCTCAGCCGGCTGGCTGGCCAATGGATCGGTGACGGGGCTGGCGCCATTCCCGCCGAGGAAGACTCCGCGGCGTACGACGCCATGTTCGCCGCTTGGATGCGCGGCAAGCAGCACGTGGCCAACACCGACTACCCGAACAGCGCCTACGGCAATTATGCCCTTGGCTGGCCGCGGCCGTTCCTGAATCCGACCGGCCTCACCCAGCGGCGCGGCCTGCCAACGACCGGAGAGATCGCCTGGGTGAAGACCCACTTCTGGGACCCCCAGCAGCGTCACTACGTGCACGGGCACTTCAAGCCGATGACCGATCCGGTGCTGTCCACGCCCGCCAAGTTCCGCGAGGCGCACCGGCTGTGGGCGAGCAGCGAGAAGACCAGGCTGCTGGCCGATGGCGTGCCCGAGGCCCAATGGTCCATGTCCGTTTGGCTGCCCCACTTCGTGGAAGATCCCGCCGCCGGGTATGACTCGGTGGCCACGGGCCTGGACTTCCTGCGTGCGGGCTTCGAGGGCATGGCTGAGGCAGGCTGGCCCAACGTGGACGTGGGCGGCATCGAGAACACCCCGCCCGCCCTGCTGGGGCTGAGCAGTGTGGCCGAGCTCGCCGAGGCGGTGCTCACGATCGCCGACGAGACGGTGTTCGTGGACGGCCTGCCAGGGCCCAGCAGCACGTTTCAGACGGCCCAGCCCGTGACGGGCCAGCCCACGCCGGCCGAGCCCGGCCTGCCCACGCCGCTGAAGGACCATCAGAAGGTGCAGCGCCAGCAGATCGCCGCGACGATCCTGCGGCTGGGCGTGCCGGCGAAGTACTACCAGCGCGGGCTGGGCACGGGCATCGACGTCGTGGTCTACATCAGCGACTCGGCCGCCGAGGTCGTGGGTGGAACGCCCGAACGCAGCCGGCACAGCCTGAACAACCGCAGGCGCCAGTCGTGGCGGTTGATCTGCCTGGCTGGAACCCACCTGGCCGACCCGGGCCTGGGCGTTGCCAACGACCCCGATCTCGAGGCCGTGCAGCTCGACGCCCGGTCGATGGTGCGACTGGAGAACAGCGACGTCTTCGCGATCGCGGCCGAGCACCTGGGCCTGCCGAGCAACGAGGTCGTCAAGCTGCGCGTGCCTGAGACCTTCAAGCTGGTGGACCGGTCCTACTGGTCGGTCGAGGTGTCGGCATGACCCGCGCGGGCGCCATGGTGAGCGGGTTCGTAGTCGTTCCAGACGTGCTGGACTCGGTCCGCACGCTGGCGATGACGCGCGATCTGGCTCCGGTGGTCATCGCCGAGCGGAACATCGATGTCCTGAGCCACCACCGGTCGGGCGTGCTGAAGGACGCCAGCAAGAACTTCGAGCGCGGTCGTGGCGCCCAGCGGTTCTTGGCGCCCAGGCTCAAGCGGTTCGGCCGGACCACGGGCGGCCAGCTCCCCACGTTCCTCAGCCAGGCCCGGGGCGAGAGCTTCGGCACCGAGCGTGACGGCGTGCTCGAGGGGCTGGAAGAGGGCGGGCCCCAGAACACCAACGAGTCCATGGCCGTCCCGATCGCCGCGAAGTACCGCGGCGCCAGGGGTGGCGCCCGCTTCCGCGAGAAGCTGGAACGCAACCAGTTCGTGCTCGTCGGATCTCGGGGCCTGCTGATCGACCCGGACGACCGCAAGCAGAGCGAGCGCACCGAGATCGCCGGCATCCTCACCAAGCGGATCACGCGCAAGCCGCGGCTTGGGTTCTTCAAGCGGTGGGACATGATCCGCCCCAAGGCGCTGGCCAAGTACGAGCGCGACCTGGACCTGCTGACCACCGAGGCGGGACGCGGCCAGCTCAAGTCGAAGCTGGCATCCGATCGCATCACGCGGGCGGTCACGCCCCAGGTGGTGGCGGCCGCCCTGGCCGCCGGCGAGCGCGAGTACCAGTCGTACATCAAGGCCAACCCCGGCGACGTGCCGGGCGCCCGCGCCGCCAAGCGGAGGGCCGCCAAGGCCGTGCGCCGGAACCTGCTCGAGCGGGCGGTGGGCGAGGCCGGGGGTTTGACATGATCGAAGCGTTCAGGAACACCAACACCCCGCCCTGCCTCCTCACCGCGATGGCTGAGGGCCTGACGCGAGGGGACGAGTAAATGGCGACCTACAACGACGACTTCACGGGGACCGACACGACCCAGCTTCCCGGACGCGAGGCTACCCAGGGTGCGACGGGTCAGGGGTGGACGTGGGTAGACGTTGCCAGCGGCACACTGCTCACGATCCAGGACAACAAGTGCCAGGGCAACCGAACCAACAACTGGGCGACGTGTGAGACGTCTTTCACGCCAACGGCTGACATCGAGGTCGGCCTTGATTATGTCCAAAAGGGTACGCGAAACGGCGAGTTCCGCATCGACATCCGAAAGCCATCCGCCACTCCGGGCGGCTATCGCATGGAGTTGCGAAGCAATGGCGTGTCGGCTCTCTTGCGGCTCAATACCGATGGATCAACCACCTCGCTCGGCACGTCCGGAGGTACCGCCTCGGCTGGCGCGTTCAAGTTCCGTGCCCAGCAAAGCACCCTCCAGGTTCTCAAAGACGATGTGGTCATCATTTCGGCTTTGGACTCGACGTTCACCGCTGCAAGCTCGGTCATTCTCAGTGTCAAAGACAGCGGTGGCCCACAGTGCGACAACTTCTCGGTCGAGGATGTCGTGGTGGTCATCCCCCCCAAGCCGGTCGGGGCCTTCCGCCGCGACGGCCTGACGCTCTACGCCAGTGCCGACGCTTCGGGCGTGAACGCTGAGCCCGCCACTTACGAGTGGGACTGGGGCGACATGAGCAGCACCAGCAGCGGCGTGTCGGCCTCGCACACCTACGCCTCGGCTGGCACCTACGAGGTGACGCTCACTGTCACCGACGATAACAGCGACGCCACCACGCGGTCCTACTTCCTGACCGTGGTGGCCAGCAACGATCCGCCCACCCTGGACGCCACTGGGGCCGACAGTGACCCTGCCGCCAACTGGACCGATACCACATCCATCGGGCAGATCGGAACAACCGATGAGCCTGGCGTCAACCACACTGCGTTCGGAAAGTTCACACGTTGGTGGTACGAGGAGGCCAACGACCTGCTCTATGTTGGCGTGAAGGCGTACCACATGAACGGCATCGACCGAGTTGAGTTCAACGTGAACGACTCGGACAACTGGGCTCAAGTCGTCAAGCAGACGCTCAACCCGCAGACCGGAGACTATGAGTATTGTTGCACCCTCGACCCGTCCGACTTCGGCAACGACACGCTCGTGGAGATTCGGGCGAGGATCTATCCGACCGCAGGACAGGGCGCGATCCTACAGGACAGCGACGGAACCGAGGCACTGTTCACGGCCTCGCTGTGGCTCCGCTGCAACGTCACGAACCGGGAGACGCTCTACTTCGATGGGGATGCGGGCGGTGGCGGCGACGGCAGCAGTGGGTCGCCGTTCAACTCGATGCGAAGCGCGTTAGACGCCGCGAGAGTCATGATGGCATCAGGCAAGCCAGTGACACTGATCTGCACACCCGACAGTGGCGGAGACGTAGACTACGATAACGGCCCGCTGCAAAACACGGCCGGGACCGCATGGCTGACCGTGCAGAACGCCGATGGGTACACCAAGGCGAACACCACACTGACGCTGGGAAAGACGGCGGGTTCAACTATCTCCGCGTCGTCAGGCATGATGCGTGTTCGTTTTGAGAACATGACGGTCAACACGTTGCCGCAGGCTACCAAGGAAGCCATCGGCAACCGCGTCGTGCTCGGGCACGGCCTGTTCGTGAACTGCCGGATCTACGGGCTGCTCAAATGGTATTCCACGCTGGCCGAGGACATCGACGACAGCCAGACCACAATCCCACTCGTTGACGCCAGCGACTTCCCGACCGCTGGAACCGACGTTTCGATCAAGCTGGGCGACAACCCGAGCGGCGAGACGATTTCGTGGTCGGGCAAGAGTGGCAACAACCTGACCGGCGTGACGAGAGGCAGCAGCGCCAGCACCGCAACGTCCCATCTCGCTGGAGCCCAGATCGGCGACCCACAGTACGCAAGCCAATACTTCATCGGCAGCACGCCGATAATGTCCGGGCTGGAGGATTGTGTGCTTGAAGACTTGCCATTCGAGGCAGGCATAATGCGAACCAGTCGAGCCATCCGAAACACGCTTACGCGGTGTAGCGAGAACGGTATCCTCCAGGACTACGCGATCGACACGACGGTGAACAGCATCCTGAACGCAGGCCACCGAGATGTCATCCAGTCAAAGGGAGGAACCAACCGGATCATCGACGGCGTGTTCAACCTTGAGGAGAACACGCAGACCAGTCTAGACGATCCGAACAGCTCCGTTGGAATCAGCACGACCAACGCCTACTACGGTCGCATCTACTCCAAGGGCACGCAGTCGGTCGGCATCAACTTCGGCGAGAACAGCACCGGCATCTTTCGCCACATCATCGTGGACCAGTGCTCGCTGCCGAACCACAGCATCAACTTCCGCGACGAGGACACCGACGATATCCTGGTTCGTCGGTGCGTGGCCAACGGCATCACGTTCATCGCGGCCATCACGCTTGCCGAAGGCACGAACATCAACGTCCGCGACTCCTACACCGAGGGGGAGCCGCCCAGCACATTCACGAGTGGGTCGGCCAGCGGGAGCGGGCAAAACGAGTCGGTTCTCTACGCCGACCTGGACACGGGATTGCCCGCGACCGCATCGCCATTGCTGGCCACACTGTTCGTCGAGGACAGCTTCGCCCAGCGAGACATGAACGGCGTGGCGTATGGCACGGCCATCGGCGCGTTGCAGGCCGAGGCCGACGAGCCGGGCGGGGGTGGGGGTGGGGATCGGAGATCGCCATCAGCGCGTTTGAGCCTGAGGGCTCGCCGTGACCGCGTCGGTGAGAGGTTGCGAGCATGACCCCCGTGCGCACCCAGATCGTCGACACCATCCTCGAGGACCTCCGGGCCCTGGAGATGGTCGGCCACGTCTCGGATGTGGACACGCGCAACTCCATCGCCGAGCAGCGGATCACCGAGATCCTGTCCACGGGCAAGGCGTACGTGGAGATCGGCATCGGCAGCGACGAGCCCGAGCAGAACCACAGCACGCTGATCCGCAAGACCTTCCCCATCTTCCTGCTGTGCCACCTGCCCGACAACCGGCCCGACGGCGTGAGCTACCGCGCCTACGCCGACCAGCTCTACGCCGAGGTCGTCGGCCTCATAGAGGACGAGACCGACCCGAGCGTGGGAACCTGGGGCGGCCTGGCCGAGCAGACGATCGACCAGGGCGGCGGGGGGATCGGACAGGACCCGGGAGGCATGGGCACCACGGTGACCGTCTTCGAGATGGACGTCGTCTACCGCCACGCCCGCGGAGATCTCGAGGCCCTCCGATGAGCGCCACCATCACCGCACTGCCCGACTCGCCCGACACCATGCCTGCCTGGACGGTGGCTGGCGCCGACTTCGTCTACACCGCCCTGGCCTCGATCGAGGACACCTCGTACATCACCACCACCATCAACAACCTCAGCAGCGACATCCGATTCGAGAGCTTCACGCCGCCCATCCGCGACGACCTGCACGAGATCCACGTCCGTCACAAGATCACCGAGGTCGTGGTTCCAGACGACGTGGACCCGACGCTCACGGTGCAGCTCTACCAGGGTGGCCTGGTGATCTGGGAGAGCCCGCCCATCACGCCCATGGAGGACGTCTGGCAGCAGAACAGCTTTGACATCCCCGAGGCGGCGATCGCCCTGATCACCGACTACGGCTTCGTCTCGGCCCGGCTGAAGGTCGAGAACGTCGAGCCCTTCTGGTCGCTCGAGGTCAGCTATCTGGCCTTCGAGGTGCCCAACGCCAACCAGTGGGGGCCGGCCAACCCGCCACCGCCGCCACCACCCCCTCCGCCGCCCCCGCCTCCGCCACCACCACCGCCGCCCCCTGGCTACGAGCTGGACCTCATCAACCCCCGCTGGCCGGTGACCATGAGCCCGGGCGCCGTGGTGCTGGCGACCGAGGGCCCCCAGAGGCACACGCGGGCGCTCAGCGAGCTGTCGCCGCGGGTGTATGGCCTGCCCATCGACCTGGCGAGCTCGGCCGAGATGGCCCAGCTCGCCGAGGCGCTGGTCGAGACCGCCGGCGGAACGCTCCCGCTGCTCTGGCAGCACCCAACCGACGACGCCGAGGCCGTGAGGTACTTGATCGTCAACGCCCGTGAACTCACACCCGCACGCACGC